TGTTTTGCGGTCACCGTTGGAGAGCAAACCAGTTAAGGCTGCAGCGGCCAAGTAGTCCCGCAAGGTAATTTCTTGAATAGGTGGCGAAGTGTTCATACAAATTTTCCTGAATGTTGTTTGCGCAGGCTTATGCACTGCTCGTCAACCAGCATTGACTTGTCGGCGCAGGCATGGATTTCTTGGCTGGCAATATGGTCTGGGTTCTTTGCCGGGTTGCCGTTGACAAAGCGCTTCTTGTCGGCCATCTCATACACAACCCCGTCGCCATCCATGTCCACCGGGTGGGCGGTCTTGGCAAGCAATATAGGTATGTACCTGTGGTCATCGCAGCCGGTGCGCTGCTTAGATGTTGGCAAGTCTTGGCCGTGCGCGGAGCACGTCCAGCGGCCATGGCCATCGAGCTCGGGCGTGGCGTGGGCGCATGACCTGCAGCTCATCTTTGGCACGTCAGTGCCGTGGCAGATGCTGTAGTAGTCGCAGAACTTGCACTCATACCAGGTCGGGTCGGTGCTGATCCCCACCGGCGGCTCGGTGGCCGTGATGATTGTCAACGCCTTGTCAATGATGGCCTGGACCTCGACGGCGTCATACTCAATGCGCTCGGTGTAAATGTCGTCGTTGTCCTTGTTGACCACGATATAGATGGCGCGTTGGCACCCATCATCTTGGAATTCTGCTATCGACCAGTGCATATATGATTGCATCTGCACCCAGTGCTCGGGTTTGGCTTTCTTTACGCCAGATTTTTGCATCTCCCTAAAATACTTGTCCGAGGACGTCTTGATCTCCAATATGTGCGGCGACTTTGGCGCCTGGGGCAGGCCGGTCACGATCCCATCACAGTTGCCCTGGAAGTGGTGCCCGGTTGCCGGCTCACTCCAACCAAACTGCTTGCCGGTGCTGGGGTTTGCGTCATAGACCGTGCAGCCAATGCCTTTGAGGTCGGCATAGACCCTTGGCTCTTGCAAGTGGCCGGACTGAAAAACCCGGTACAGACGGCCAGAAAACTCTGCCGGTTTAGACCAGCGAAAAGAATACCAGTGCTGGCGCAAGCAGGGCTTGCCAATGGCACTGGCGCCAAGGTAGGGGCGCTGGGACTCGGCGCCATACTTTGCCTTGTAATGGGCAAAGATGGCGTCGGCCACAGGGTCCACAACAGCTTGTGGGACTGCGGCCATGGTTTACTTCCTAGCCCAGGCGGGGGTCTTAGATGCCGCGGTGGGCGCAGCGGGGGCTGCAGCTTCAGCGGGGGCCGGCACAAACGATGGTGCAGCTCCACCAGCGGACTCATAACCCTTGATGTTGTTGCTTGCCTGGTACTGGCCTTGGGCCTCGCGCACGGTCACCTTGATCTTGACTGGCTTAAAGTGCAGAGCTGCAGTGTCCTCCAACTTGATCACGTTGACGGCATGGCAAAGGGCTGAAAGCTGGCTTTGCGCAATGCGCTGGGTTTCCTCGCTGGTGTGCTGGATGTTCAGGTTTTCCCAGACTTTGCGGTTTTTGTACTGGCCATCCAGAATTTCAAAGGTCATCTTCAAACCCGTGCCGTTGCCGGACTTCAATGGGCCGACATCAGACTCGGTGCAATGGGCCAGATAAACGCCGGCAGGGATTGGGCCGGTGGGTGCTTGGGGTGCGACGGTGGATGCGTCAAAAGAAAAGTGTGCCATTTTGTGTTTCCTAAAGGTTAATGGTTGGATTGAGGATCAGGACTGCGCTGCGGACAGCGCGGCCTGGAATGCAGCCCAATCAAGCTGCATATTGGTGAGGCCAAAGCGGTTACCACCGCAATGAGCCGGATGGGGTTCAACGTGCAGGATGCGCTCGCCGGTGGTGGTTGCCTTGGTTTCCTTGTTACCAAAGCCTGCGTCGGTCTTGCTGGTGAAGATGCGGTATCCAGCATAGCCCACCACGTCGGCCCACTCAAGCACCAGGCCGGCAGCGCGGTCATGGAGCTTTAAGACGTGCGAGTCATAACCCTCGGTCAGGGGGTCTTCAATGCGCTTGATCTTGTCATGCGCAATCAAGATAATGCCCATGCTCTTTTGGGCGCGGAGCACTTCAAGACCAGACAACAAATTGCGCCACTCCTCGGCTGCAGCCACATAGCCTTTGCCAAAGCCAGGCGCCTCAATGTTCTTCCAATTGTTTTGCTTGCACACATAGTCTTGGACCATGGGCTCGAGCCAATCCAGCGAGTCGATAAACAACGTCTTGAAGTCATGCTCGCTGCTAATCAGGGTCTCAATAGCTGCGTAGACCTCGGCCAGGCTTGACGCCAAAGGGAAGGCGTTGGCATCAACGGCATCAGCGCCGTCTTCGGTCAAGATGCCAATGGCGTTTGGCGCCATGGCTGCAAACGTTGTCTTGCCGATCTTGCCCTGGCCAACAATAACGATTTTGGGGGCGCGAACTCGGCGGGTTTTAGATATGGACTTGAGGTCAAACATTTTCGTCTTTCAAAGTGATGGATGGTTTTGCGGGTTTGCTAGTGATGAATTGGGCGGCTGCAGAGTAAGCCACCGGATCCAGTTCGGATAAGGCTCGGAGGTTTTTCAGTTCAACTTCAGCCTTCCAGCGAAATGCTCGCTGGGCGTTGACCGGCAACTGGTCAAAGGCTGTAGTCAACTTGTCGGTGTCAACCGTGCGGTTAAGTTTCCAGGTGATGCTGAATTCTTCATCGTTGTGGGTGCCTTCGCCAGATGTGGGTTTTGCAAACAGGGCAACCATCTTAGCCTCAATGGCCAAGCGGTCCTGTTTGGCTGCATCTTCAACGGCCTTGGCCACTTTGAGGGCGGCGGTCAATTCAGTTATCGTCATTTCATTGCTCCTTTGTAAACTCGACTATGGACATACGCTGACATTTGTGCATCAGTCATGCGCGTTGTGATGGGTGGCACGTAGGTGCTTGATGGATAGACAAACTCTTTTGTTTCGTTCCACTCAGCGGCAATTTGCTTTGCGTGCTCTTCGCTGGTCACCACCGCGCCAGGCTTGGCCGGGAACGTCAGCACGTTTAAGCCATTGCGGTTCATCACACCCCACCAACCTTTATCGCCACCTAGGCTTTCGGCGCGGTAAGGCGGGAACGCAAAATACTTAGCGGGTAAAGCAGTCATTTATTTACTCCTTTGTGTATTTGAGGGCGGCGGCTTCAAGCTCGTCTATCAGATATTGCAAAAGCAGATGGCCAATGTCAACGTCACCAACATAAGCGTTAACAAGCACACATTCTGCAACTCGGTCAGGCTCATAGAGCAAGCCCATGGAGTCGGTTGACCCAAACTCTGCTGGGATGTAATCAAAAAAACAGGTTAGCTCAACACCTTCACAATCAAGGTTGACCTCAAGCAACCCATCGGGGCACGGCGGTGAAATGCTCATGGTTGTGTGCTCCAAGCTGCTACCAGTGCGGCAGCGTTATAAGGGATGGGGGTGACGGTGGACAGGTACAGACCCTTGCCGCGGAGCTTGCGGCCCCAGTCGTCTGTTGCCTTGGTGTTGCACAGTTCACGGCGCCTGACGGCGTTGTAAACCTGGTGCAGGGTAAAGCCAGCGTTAACCAGTTCTTCCATGGTGCGCGGCTCTTGGCAGAAATCTTGAAGGTCGGTCATGCTTGTTCCCTTGCTTTCAGCATTGCGTCTGCCATTCTGTATGCAGCAAAAGCAGTTTCATTTAAATCTATTTCTTGCCGCCATTCGGGATCTGACAAAAAGGCTTGCATGGCTTTAGCAGCCATGTAGTCTCTTAACGACATGCCAAGCTGATCGGTCAAATGGGGGTTGGGAAATGCGTTCATGATGACCACCATGCAACCAACAACGCAGCCAGGCCAACACCAATGGCGGTGGCGGTAAAGATGTCAAGGAGTTTTTGTTTCATGTTTTGCTTTCAAGGTTGTGCGGGGCGGTGGCCCCGGTTGGTTTAGGCTTCTTGACGGTCGGCAAAAGCACGCTCGGCTTCGATTCCTTGATCAATGTACGCATCCGAGCAATAAGCAGGCGCGTCGTCAATCCAGTAAGCCCGATCAATAACTTTGCCAGATGCCAAGGCGGCGTTGACGCGGTCGGCCAAGCGATCAGCCTTGGCACGGGCCTCTTCGCGCAAATCGGAAAAACAGAATTCGCCCGTATCTTCGCAAACCAAACGTTTGGTGCCATTAAACCCGGCAACATGGCGCAAGCGGGTGCCGTAATCGTTTGTGAGAAAAACGTAAAACCGTTCGGCAATAAAAGGGTGACCGTCGCATGAAATGCCTGCCTGATAAAGATCAGATGCTGCGTACGCGGTAAAAGTGGTGTTCATTTGTATCTCCTGGTTGGCCGTAATTGGCGTGATGGTCAGAGAACCTATTTCCCTGCCCATGACCAGAATTCTAGCAAAAAACTAGACCAAACAAGCATACCGCTAGATTATTTTTGATCTTTAAACCCTAATAGGGTTACCACTTATCTTTAGGTGTTAGAGCGCGGTGCTAGACTCAGTGCCCTATGAACACACAAATCGCACCAGATGAGCGCCGAGCACTGGCAGAAAAAGTCGGCATGAATGAACAGTACTTATACCAGTGCCTGAGTGGGCGTCGAGAGATGTCTGCCTGGGAGGCTGTGCGCATAGAGCAAGAGAGTGGGGGAAAGATCACTCGCAAGATGCTGTGCCAGGGCAGTTGGAAGTCTATATGGCCAGAGTTGGTGGAAGCATGAGATATTTGTCTGTGTGCTCTGGCATTGAGGCCGCAACAGTTGCATGGCATCCACTTGGATGGACAGCAGCTGCCTACTCAGAGATTGAGAAATTCCCATCGCAGGTGCTTGCGCACCACTATCCCAATGTGCCCAATCTGGGCGATATGACCAAATTTAAGGAGTGGAATCTTGGAACAATTGACCTTCTTGTTGGAGGAACCCCCTGCCAATCATTTAGCGTTGCAGGACTTAGAAAAGGATTGGATGACCCACGTGGCAACCTCATGCTTACCTATCTTGCCATTGCTTCAAAGTTTCGGCCCAAATGGCTGGTTTGGGAGAACGTCCCCGGCGTGTTATCCAGTAATGGAGGACTCGACTTTGCCTCATTACTTCGAGGGATGGGCGAACTCGGGTATGGGTTCGCATACAGAGTTCTTGACGCTCAGTACTTCGGAGTGGCCCAGCGACGCAGACGTGTGTTTGTTGTCGGATACCTTGGAGACTGGAGAGTTGCCGCCTCGGTTCTTTTTGAGCGCCACAGCATGTCAGGGCATCCTGCGCCGAGCCGAGAAAAGAGGCAAAGTATTGCCACCAGCATTGGAGCAAGCACTTCAGTCGGTAGTCTATGTGCCAGAACAGGATTGAGCAATAGCGCACAAGATGCTCAACAAGGTCACTTGTTGCCCATCGCTCTTGCCAAAAACACCATTGGACGCAAGCCTGAAAATGGCGGTAATGGCGATGGGTTTACCGATGGTGGTCCAATGTACACATTGAATGCTACAGGTGTGCATGGAGTGGCACAACCCATTCCATTTGACACCACGCAGATCACCAGCAAAGCCAATTACAGCAAGCCAGAAGCTGGAGATCCATGTCACCCATTGGCCGCTGGCGCCCATCCCCCAGCAATTGCACAAACAATTGCATTCTCTGGGATTGATGATGGCAGAGATGCAACAAATGATCTTTCACCAACCATGCGTACTGCTGGTTGTGTTGCTGTGGCACTTACACAGAGCTCAAATGCTTGTGCTGAAAAAGCTTTGGAGCAACCTTGCTATCCCATCAGCACCCAAAATGCTTTGGGTCGTGTCAATGGTAGAGAAGATTGGCCTTTGGGTTTGGGCAATGATGGTGATCCAGCACCGACTTTGACCAAGGCACATGGACAAGGCGTGGCAATTGGCATGGCAGTGCGCCGCCTTACCCCTGTTGAGTGTGAGCGCCTGCAAGGTTTCCCAAACAACTACACAGACATTCAGTTGAATGGAAGACCAACGCCAGATGGCCCTAGATATAAAGCATTGGGAAATTCAATGGCAGTGCCTGTGATGGCATGGATTGGCAAAAGAATACAAGAAGTGGAAAACATTAAATGACATCTCTTACAACAATATTCCCCAATGGCTTTGCGGTGGCTACAGACTCGCAAGATTTGGTTAACCCTGTTGAGGGCTTTCGCCGGCACTGTGAGGTGTCCGGCCTGGTGATCAAGGAGTTGATTGCTGATGGCGAGATACATAGAGTGCCCCATATATCGAGCAAGAAGGGTGCGGTGGATGCTTGGTACATCTTGCACACTGGGGGCAAGATTCCTGTGGGTGTGTGTGGCTGCTGGAAAGAGCCAACGTTTGAGGCCAAGTGGGTGGCAGACACTGGACGGTCAATGACGTTCAGCGAGCGACTTGAGCATGACAAGTGGGTGGCTGAGTTCAAGGCCAAGAGAGAAGCTGAGAAGAGTGCCTCGCAGGCGGTGGCTGCAGAGAAGGCTGAAGAAGAGGTTGGCACATATACAGATGCCAGTGCTGACCATCCATACCTAATTCGCAAGCGTATACAGCCATATGGGATCAAGATTGACCGGGCTGGGCGCTTGGTGGTGCCGGTGATCAGCCAGGCCGGGGAGATACTGAGCTACCAGACCATTGATGCTGATGGCAACAAACGGTTCTTAAAGGGTGGCAAGATTGAGGGTGGGTTCTACGAGTTGCGGGGAAACCGAAAGGTGATCTTTGTTGGCGAGGGGTTTGCCACTTGCGCGAGCATCCATGAGGCGACGGGGTACACGGTGTTGGTGGCGTTTGATTGTGGCAACCTGGCCAAGGTGGCCAAGAGCGCGAAAGAGATGTTTCCTGGGGCCAGGATCGTGATTGGTGCTGACAATGACCAGTTCACAGAGGGCAACCCTGGCGTGACAAAGGCAAGAGCTGCAGCGTCGCTTGTCTTTGGCGAGATTGTTTACCCAAACTTTGCGGAGTCTGACTTGCCATCCAAACCAACAGACTTTAATGACCTGCACTGCCTGCAGGGTTTGGAAGCAGTCAAGGACCAGATCGAGCGCGTGGCAGGTCCAGTTAAGGATAAATTGGCGTTTGAGTTCTCGAGAGCAGATAGTCTGCAGCTAACCCAGATCAAGTGGATCGTGGATGATTACATCGAGGGCGACAGCTTGGCCCAGGTGTTTGGTGACCCAGGCGGTGGCAAGAGCTTTGTGTCCATCGACATCGCCTGCTGTGTGGCCACAGGCGTCGCATGGCATGGGCACCAAGTACAGCAGGGTGCGGTGTTTTATATTGCTGGCGAGGGCCACAACGGGCTGGCCAGGCGGTTCAAAGCGTGGGAACTGGGCAACGGTATCAGCTTGGCCGGCGTGCCATTGTATAAATCGCACCGGGCGGCTCAGTTGTACGACAGCACCGAAGCGGCGATTGTGGCTGAGTCGGTTAAGCAGCTCAGTGCAGATGCCGGGTGCTTACCCAGCATGATCATCATCGACACGGTGGCCAGAAACATGGGGGGCGACGAAAACAGCACTCAGGACATGAATGCCTTTATCCAGCACCTGGACACATACCTGCGCCAACCATGGAAGTGCTGCGTGCTAGTTGTCCACCACTCAGGCGCCATGGACAAGGAGCGCAGCCGGGGATCAACGGCCCTGCGCGGTGCCTTGGATGCCGAGTACAAGGTAGCGCTGGACTCAGGTTCCAAGACCATTCAGTTTGAGTCTAAGAAGATGAAGGACGCGGAAATGCCCGCGGCCAAGAATTTTCAGATTACCCAGATCGACCTGCCGATTCTGGACAAGCACAACTTGGCGGTCAAGGGCGCGTATCTGACCAGCGTTGACATCAGCGGCCTGGTCAGCCAGGTTCAAAAGAAGACGTACCTGTCACCAAACCAAAAGCGGGTCATGGAGTGCCTGGTTATGCTCGAGCTCAAACGGGCGACCGATCAACAGACCAGTGCAGTCAATTACGACGAGTGGCGGGAGTCGGCAAAGGAGCACAACGTGAAGAACAATAGATTTTGGGAAGTAGTCAAAAGTATGATTGCTAAGGGCATGGTGGTTGAGGCTGATGGGGGGTATCGGAGTCATCCAAACCATCCGAAAGTATCCGAAACCATCCGAATCGGATGAGTAAGGATGCATCCGAAACATCATCCGAATCATCCGAAGTCATCCGAAACCATCCGGGTTCCCACCCCGGCAATCATCCGAATCCTTCCTCCTGGGTATATATACCCAGGATGGTTCGGATGCCGGATGGGCCGGATGGACCAGGATGGCGGGAAATGGGGAAAGCGGGAAACAGGGCATGGCAATGATTGAAGTTTGCCTGCCGTTGAAGATTGTGTCGGTTGCGAACTTAAGGTTGCATTGGGCAGTTAAGGCTAAGTTGGCGAAAAAGCACCGGCAAAGCGCGTTCAATGCACTGGCTGGGTTGGCTGCACCACCAACACCTCCTTGCACCATTGTGCTAACCAGGGTAGCTCCCAGGCCGTTGGATGGGGATAACCTGCAGTCAGCGTTTAAAGCAGTCAGGGATGGCGTCGCTGATTGGCTTGGCGTTGATGATGGCCATAAGCAGATCGACTGGCAGTATTTCCAGCGACCTGGTGGTGTTAAGGTTTACCAAGTTGAGATTGAGGTGATAGCATGACGGTGTGCGCTACTTTGCAGTTGCCGCACTCTTTGGGGAAAGCACCAAATCGGTGTGAGTACCTTCTTTTTTGGGGAGTTTACAAGTGACTGAAAACTTGGCAGTGCAAAAGCATCCTGGCGGTCGGCCTGTGGTGTTTGGGATTGATAACCCATGCTGGGGGGTAATGTGTCAGCAGATCGCAGAAGGCAAGAGTTTAAGCAGCGTGATTAGATCCAATGATGGGATGCCTTCTTACCATTGCGTCATGTTGATGATTAAAAACAACCCTGAGTTTCGGGGAATGTACGAAAAAGCCCTTGAGAGCCGCGCAGACCGCTTGGCTGAAGAGATCCTCGAGCTGGCTGATGAACAGATGCCAGATGGCTTAGAAGGCCCGTTAGCAAGCGCTTGGGTACAACAGAAGCGAATGCAGGTCGATGCGCGTAAATGGGTGGCCAGTAAGTTGAAGCCCAAGGTCTACGGGGATCGCATAGATGTTGCAGTCACAGATAACCGAATCAGCGTCATGGATGCCTTGAAAGAAGCTAAACAACGCGTATTGATGGACGACAGCAATGTCGTTGATGTTGAAGTCAAGG